CAGGAAGTATGCATGAGTAATAAACTCTGCTAATTTTCCTTGTTTTTTAGATTCTACAATCATTTTCATATATCTCAAAATTCTCATTTTACTTCTTAACTTAACTGCAAAATTTTTTCCTGACGGATTTGGAGAAGTTTTATCTAAATCAAATGCCAAAGCAATAAATTGTTCAGGAGTAACTTTGTTGCCCATAACAGAAATTTTACCAAAATCTTTAGACACAGTTTTATCAGAAACTAAATCTTTAAAGTATTTTTGCCAATACTTCATCTGCTGATCTGTAAATTTTCCGGACAAAGGAATATTATAATTAATATCTTCACCAGTATATTTTTTAACAAGGTCTGCCATTTTTGGAGCAGGAATAGCACCATTCCTTGCAGTAGCATTTACATATTTTCCTTTATTATTAGGAACTCTATCTCTTGGTTCAGTTGCATGAGCAGCTGCGCTGGAAACTTTACTCTCCCAAAAATATCTTTTAATATATTTTCCAGCTTTAAACTGTGCTTCAAATGTTAAAGAATTTCCAGCAAAATCAGTTTCTCCACCTCTTTTTGAAATCTCCATATAGGTAAACAATTCTCCTATAATATCACCTTCATGAACTTCAATACCGTCAGGACCCACATCCAAATTAGTTTCATAAACATGAGATTCTGGTTCTGCTTTTGTTGGTTTCTTTAGAGAAATTCCTATAAGTTTTTTATCTTTTAATAGTTTACTTAAATAAGCATTTACAGTTCCAACAAAAATTTCTGGGGCAGTTGTTCCATCTGAAAATTCATTTTTCAATAAGTCTACCATTCTTTTTATTTTACTCTCTTCAGATGTTTTTACCATATAAACATCTGTGGTATTCCAACTATCTTTTTTTCCAGTAAAAATTTTTTGCTGATCTCTATTAAAACTATTCCAAATGTAATCGTAAATATCAGTGTCTTTACTGGAAGGTAACGTTTTTGTTTTTCCACCATATCTTGCATACTTCCAAGAAGTATCTTCAGATCCTTCTGAATGAGAAAGATACTTTATAAGAGCTCTTGCTTGCTTAAGAAGTCCCTCATACCACTCCTTATCCATATTTGGAAATTCTTTTTTCAAATTTTCAAAAAGAACTAAATCTGTATTTGGAGTTAGATTTGCTCCTTTGTCTACTGCATGATAAAAAGTTACAATAGAAGCTGCTTCAAATAAATCTGTTTCTGCTACCATTTTTTATAAAGCGAAGAAAGGGTTTTTCTTTTTAGTATTTGGTTTAAATGAATATTCACTAGTGGGCATTTCTTTAATTTTTATTTCTGCTTGAACTTCATAGAATTCAGATCTGGTAGATACTCTGACTTTAAAATCTCCAGTTCCACTCAATAATGGAATATCTGATGTTAAGTGAAAAGGATTTTTAGTAGAAATTCTATAAAAATCATCACCTGCTTGCATATAATAAGCTGGTTGTGATTTTCCTATAGTATAGTGTTCTGTTACTAGATCGCCAAGATTATAATTTTCCTGAGACATTATATATCTAGTTATACCAGACTGAGAAAAATATCTAATCATTGTATTCAAAGGAACAGCTCCATTAGATTTTAACCCACTTTTTGTGGTTGGAATTTTAATATCTGTTAATGATATGCCTGAAAATTTTGATAGATTGTTTACAAACTGTCTAGCTTGTACAGAAGAATTTAAAAATTCAACTGCTTTTGTTGCTGCTGGTGTAGTGTAAGTTGTTTTCCACCTACCATCATAATATACTCTTGGATTTGCTAAATTATCAGTATGATTCATTTTAACTTCAACCCAGGCACTAGTGCTCTTATATGTTACTAAGACATCAGAATAATCAGTACCTCTGGTTGGTCTTGTAGCATTTACTCCATTAATAGAATCAATTGATTTTGCTATTTCTCTTTCGTATGCATCTGATTTAGCACTCATAGTTTTTATTATTATCTATCGTCTTCAGAACGATTTTCTGAATAAAAAACATCAAAGGCACCACCAGGGTAACGCTTCTCAAGTTTCTCAACATTCCTACCAATCACATAATCAATAGGGACTTCAAGAGCAATACATGCTTGCATAACATACCACATCATATCCCCAAGTTCAGTGATAAGGTGATCTTTGTTATCTTCATTCCAGGGTTTACCTTGGAAGATCATCTTCTTAACAATCTTTAAGAACTCACCACCTTCAGCATTGATACCAACACCAGCAGTAAGAAGTCTTTCAATATTAGCACCTTTACGATCCAGTTCAACAATACGATCTGAGAAAGCAACAAAGTCTCTAGATGCATCAGAGGTAACTGCATCTACAAATTGTTGGTACTTGTTAAAATCAACTTGTCCAGTCATTAGAATTTAAAACCTGCGAATTTACTTTGTTTTGGTTCATCATCATTATTATACTCTTCTTCTTGCCCAGAGTCAAGAATATCATCCTGTGCCTTTTGCTCACAGTCATAGAGTCTCATCTTTGCCCTATCAATACCAACAATGAACCTCTTGTTGATAGTGGGATCATTATACCTGTTCTTCAATTGTTTTACCATAATTTGCCCCAACTGCTCCAACTCTTCTGTACTAATAAGGGCAAACATAAGATCAGCAGTAGCAGGCAAACCAAAGGACTCAGAGGTATCAGTAAGCTCAACATCAGAGTTGCCATAACCACTGCGAGTGGTTTGGGTAGCAGAGACAATGGGAACATTGAATTCCACTGCCAGTCCTCTAAGTTCCTCTGCAATTGCCTTAACATACGAATAAGAATTGACAGAGAAATTTGACTTATACCTGCTGGAAGCACAAATATTAAGGTAATCAATGAAAATAATATCAGGTCTAAATGACTTTTTGAGAGATAGTTCATTTAGCAACGACTTAAAGTGACCTACATGTGCTGAAGCAGTTGGGTACTCTTTGATAATAAAAGTTCCCTGCGTCTTTTTAGCAATATTATTTACCTTAGTATCAAACATTTGCTTAGGAAGATCAGCAATATCTTTGATGTTTATATTCAAAAGATTTGCATCAATTCTTTCAGCAATCCTGTCTTCTGCCATTTCAAGTGTAATGTAGAGAACGTTGCGCCCCTGCAAGAGGATGGAGCTAGCCATATGGCACATGAATAGACTTTTGCCGACACCTGTACCAGCAAGAGCGATGTTGAGAGTCTTATTAGGGAGACCACCTTTTGTGATTTTGTTAAAGTATTCAAGATCAAATGGGAGTTTTTCTTCTTTTCTGTGATAGGTTTCATATCTTTGTTCATAGTCATTAAGGTAGTCATGTCCAATGTGATTATCAAAACTTACAGCAAGTGCATCCTGAAGAATAGATGGAATAGAATCCCTAGACTTTTTCTCATCTTGTCCATCTGCAATTTTAATAGATTCCATAAGAGCAAGATAAATGGCACGATCTCTACACCACTTTTCTGTGGTATCAACCATCCAATTAAGTTCTACAGGAGAATCATCAAGTTTAGAAATGTAATCACAAATTGTCTTATAAGTATCTTCATTAATATCAGTTCTATTTTCTGTTTCAATTAACAGAACTTCTTTAGTAGCAAGATTATCATAAGAAAGAATAAACTTACAGATCTCTTCAAAAACTACCTTTTCATGAAAGTTTTCAAAGTACTCCAATTTGATAAAAGGTAAAACTTTTCTACAATAATCATTATTAAAGAGAAGATTTCTGAGAATTGTAGTTTCAACCTTTTCCATCATTTATAGTGCAAGTAAGTGTGAATTAAATATTTTGGACCACTTATAGGTGGTTGTCCTTTGTGTGGGAACATCCAAAGGGGAGGAAAGACTAACAGTGTTCCCTTCTTTGGTTTAACTGAAAAATCTTTAAATGTTGTTTCACCACCAACTTCAACATCATTCAAATACCAAAAGAAAGACAAAAATCTTCTGGCAGAAGCATGATCCATTACATCAACATGGGTATCAAACAAATCAGATCCACCTGGATTATACCTCTTAATTCTGAATTGCTCAAATGCATGTGATGGAGGGAAAACTCTAGAGTCTATGAACTCATAGTATTTGTCTCTATACTCAAATGTTTGTTTAATTAAATGATTGTGAATTGAATTAACATGATCTGAAATTTGACAGTTTTCAGTTAAGTTGACTTGTGTGAAATTTGGTTTACCTTCATTCTCAACTCTCTCTTGAATGTCTGTAACTTGATCAAAAAAATCAATTAGAAAATCACAAACTTGATCATCTAATGCATTTTCATATACCTTAATAAAATCATTCAGTTCATCCATAAGAGAACTCCTGTTTTGCTGCTTCATCTATTGCCTGCATAACATCTGGAGTAAAGAACTTTTCTGGATTATCCATGATAGTTTTTCCATATTGAGTAGTTCCATCTGGAGTTTCATATCTAGTACCAACCTTCTTAAAGATATCATACTTTTCAGCAAGATCAAGAAGACCATAATACTTATCAAGACCTCTTTCATCATAGAAAAGACGAACTTCTACAGTTTTATTTTCTTTACTAAGTCTAGACTTATGAGTTGTTGCCTTAATAATATTACCAACCACTTCTGTACCATCCTTCTCTTTCTTTTTAGAAAGGTAGATGATTGTAGAAGCAGCATACTTAAGACCAGATCCACCACTCATTTCCTTCATTGGAATATAAGATCCAACAACATCATAAGTATGATTAGTAACAATCATAGGAATCTTTGCCTGACCAAGTTTAAGGGTTAGCATTCTAAATGCACCTTTAACAAGTTGAGATTTAGTCATATCACGAACTTGCTTATCATCTAAAGCATCTTGAATTTCTTTTTCAGTAGAAAGCATACCAAGAGAGTCTAGCACAAACATACAAGGTTTGCGCTCTCCTTCTTTTTTCTTAAGATAAAGATCTACTGCTTTGAGTGCCTTTGATCTAAACTCTTCAATAGTAACAACATTGACCACCACAAGACGAGAAGTATCAATTCCACGAGATTCTAAAAGAGATTTAGTGACAGCAGCCTCAGTGTCAAAGTAGAGACAGTAACCATCGGGATGAGTATCAAGAAAGTTCTTAACCACTGCGAGAGAGAAAAAAGTCTTTCCAGTAGAAGACTCTCCAGCAATAGCAGTAATCTTATTCCCAGATACACCACCAAATACACTACCTGAAACCAGTGCATTAAAAATGTATGAACCTGCATCAACATAAGTTTCGGTTTCATCAATGTCTGAAGCAAGTTGTGTATACTCTCCACCAATTTCTTTGACAATATCTTTTAGGAAGTCCATAGTTATACAAAAAATGACGCTAAGGTATTTGTTTTTTCTGTTCTCCAACCAATACATTGAAGAATAGTTTTTAGAGGTTCAAGAAAACTTTTCTCAAACTGAAGTTCATAATCAACATACTTACCAATATTCAATTCTTTAGGGAACTGTTGGATAAAAGAGATTACATTTTCATGCAATGGATTTGCTTTCTGTAAATAACAAAATTTAATTTTTTCTCCATTGTTAATAACTGGATACTTGTTGTCCAGTTTATTCTTTTTGATATAGTGATTATACAGCAAAACCCCCCTGACGTGAATGGGCGTACCCTTATCATAGATAGAATTTACTGATCTATACTTATTGATATTATTAGCAGTTCTTGGGAATGAAATTTCTTCAGGAGGCAAACTATAAAACTGCTTTCTACTCTTATCAATAAAGTTAATCATATCATCTTCAGTTTTAGTCATGATGATTTTGAATGCTTCCTTAATCATGGTTCTACAAGGAGCAGGAGTAGAAGACTTAACAGCCTCAAGTCCCATAATCTTTAATTTAGGTTCAGAATATCTGACCCCCTCAGAGTCCCAAACATTAAGAATGTATCTTTTCTTAGCAGTCCAGATACCTCTTTCTGCAATGTTCTCCCTCTTCATCTGCATCTTCTGTTCATAGGCATTCACATAGTCTGCCAATTCTTGGTAAGAACTTTCAATATACTTCTCAAATTCCACCTTACAGATCTTATCAAGGAAGTTGACAATGCCCTCAGTAGTTTTCTCTCTTCCTTGGTATACAGTTTCAACCAGAGGACCCATATTAAGATAAATGGAGTCAGTATCAGAAGCGATGACATAATCTACACCTTCAGTTTTAAGAATCTTATTCAAATACTTATTCACTTTTTCTTCAATCCAACGGATTGAAACTTGACCAGAAAGAGTTACTGCCTCTGCATTCTCAATACGAAAATATCTAAAGTATTCATTACCAACAGCACCATAGGCAGAGTTAAGAGAAATCTTCTTTGCCATTTGAATGTTGTTACATCTTGCAATTTCTTTAGTCAACTCCACAGTAGGAGTCTTTTCATATTGCTGTTTTGCCTGAAGCATTTTCTTTTTATAGATGACACGATCTGTGTACATCTTTTCCATTAGTTCTGGAAGAAATCCCCTGACATTCTTTTTATACTGAGCACCATTAGCACATACAGTATAAGGATAGTTTTCTGGAATAGTAATTTGTTTATTTAAAACTTTATCCACAGAAATTCCAGGGAATCTATCATCAATAAGAGTTTCTGGTGAAATGTTATATTGCATAATCAAGTGTGGATATAGAGAGTTCAAGTCAAAACTCACCACCCATTCATGCTTACCAATAATAGGATCTTTTACATAAGCACCTTCATACCTCTGATCTTTCTTTGTATCCTTTTTAAAAGGAATAACAATGTTTCTAGATCTAAGGTAATTGTAGATGATGGCATCCCACATTCTAACTTGAAAGAATACATCATTGAAATTACTCTTACCATCAAATGCCATGGTAATTGCAAGCTCAATTAGACGCATTTTATCCTCAAGTCTATCTACAAGTTCTACGTCAACAATGTTGTATTCTACAAACTTTTGCCAGTTTTTTGTATAGAACTCTTTGAAAGTATCATACTCTGAGTGATCAAGTTTCTTCTGACCAAGTTCCACATTTGCAATGTGATCCAGTCTGTATGACTCTTGGTTTGAATAAGTAAACTTCTTGTACAACTCCAGATAATCTAGAATTGTGACCCCAGCAATATCAACTTTCTTTTGTGGTCTGCCTGCAACTACAATCTCAGACTCAGTAACAATTCCCCATGGGGAAAGTTTCTTAACTGCTTTTTCTCCGAATGCTTTGTAGATTCTTCCACAAAGATATGGAATATCATAAAGGTCACAGTTCCATCCAGTAATAACATCTGGATGATTTGAATCCCAATAAAAAAGAAACCTATCAATCAAATCAATTTCATCTCTACACAGAATATAATTGACATTCTTCTGAGTATTATTAAATGGTTTTACTCCCCAAGTAATAATATTCTTAGTGTTATAGTCTTGAATAGAAATGGTGAGCAACTCTTCTTGACAATTTTGAACATCAGGAAATCCATTTTCAGATGCAACCTCAATGTCAATAGTAATTAGTTGAATCTTACTAATGTCAAACTTGATTGCTTCCTCAGTGTAATTATCTGAGATGTACTGATTGATGTATCTGGTATTTCCGTATAGTTCAAAGTTGTCTACATTTTTATACTTATCAATGAACTCTCTAGTTTCTCTAATGGTTCCTGGTTTTATTTGATCTACATAATTTCCCTCAAGAGTTTTGAATTTAGTTTTCTTGTTGGTGCTGACATACAAAGTAGGGTAAAAGGTTTCCCTATTTTTAAAATGCTCGCCATTATCAAACCCCCTGGAAAGGATTTCATTCCCAACCAGGACGACATTAGTGTAGAATTTCATTTAATAAGTTCTTGGTATTTCTCAAGTAAAGTTGGCTTTGGTTCAGTAATAGTCAGAATTTTGTCTGAGCTAATCATGAACACATCTTCATTTGTATATCCACACAGAAATGGTTCTAAGGTTTTATCGCTCCTGACTACAAATGGTTTGAATAATTTGCAA